GACCCAGACAGCGTTTACAACCCGGTGGCCGTATTCTTGTAGTCATGACTCGTTGGGCTACTGACGATCTTACAGGACGGTTGGTGAAGGCTCAATCAGAAATAAAAGCAGATCAGTGGGACGTTATTGAGTTTCCTGCAATACTTCCAAACGATGAACCTGTTTGGCCTGAGTATTGGAGTAAAGAAGATTTAGATTCTGTGAAAGCTTCAATCTCTACAAAGAATTGGAACGCTCAATACATGCAGGACCCAACGTCAGAAGAGGGTGCAATTATCAAACGTGAATGGTGGCAGGACTACGATAAGGAACAACTTCCTAGATTGCTCCACGTGATACAATCTTATGATACTGCATTTTCTAAAAAGGAAACCGCAGACTATTCTGCGATTACAACTTGGGGAATATTTGAGCCTGTAGAAGGTTATGAGAAATGTATCATTCTACTTGATGCACAAAAAGGTAGATATGATTTTCCTGATTTAAAAAATCTTGCATTAGAGCAGTATCAATATTGGGAACCTGAAACTGTTATTGTTGAAGCTAAAGCTAGTGGTCAGCCATTGATACATGAGCTAAGAAGAGCTGGAATACCTGTAATTGATTATGTTCCAGCACGTGGAAGAGATAAGCATACACGTATAAATAGCTGTGCTCCTGTCTTTGAATCGGGTATGGTATTTGCACCGTTAGACGAACACTGGGCACAGGAGGTAATTGAGGAATGTGCAGCATTTCCTAATGGACAATACGATGACTATGTTGATTCTATGACCCAAGCTGTGTTAAGATATCGACAAGGTGGATTTGTTTCTACGTACTCGGACGATTGGGACGACCCACCAATGAAATTAGAAAAAGAGTATAAATACTATTAGGATTTATTATGGCAAAAGATAAACTACAAAAAGGAATCGAAGGAACAACATTCAAACCACAGAAAAAACTTTTAGGAGTTTTTGGTGAATCGAAAGAATTTCAAAAAAAAATGTACGATAAGACTTCTGCTCTTAAAAGGGATGCACATAGAAAAGGAAGAGTAGAAGGTAAAAAATTTAGAGCAAAATCTTTTGTTGATAGAAAAACAGGCACTCTTAAATTAGATACAGTTAGTAATAGAAAAAGATATGGTGAAAGAGTTTATAAAGCACCTGATGTATCATACGTTGAGCCTATCAAATATTCAAAAGGTGGTCTTAAAGGAAACCAAAAAAAATTAGACAAAAATAATAATAACAGAATTGACTCTGAAGATTTTAAAATACTTAGAGGTCAAGGTAAAGCTCCTATGAAAGCAAAGAAAGGAAAACTAGTTCCTTTAAAAAAAGATCCTACAAAAGCAATCAGTTCTGTAAAACCATCAGCTGGTGGTAAAGGTTCTGGTACAACGAATCTTGGAAACCCTAGAAAATCAGGTGAGAATTTTATGGAAAGAAGATTAAAATTAAAAGGATTACGTGGAGCTGGTAGAATAGGTGCTGCTGCAGCGATGCTAGGATTAGCAGGAGCAGGTGCCGCTAAAGTTGGACAAACTATTGGAAGAAAAATAGACGAAGCCAAAAATAAAAATAAAAAAATGGGTGGTGGCATGATGAGGAGATATTCAAAAGGTGGTGGTATGTCAGCTTCAGAAAAATTTAAACACGAAGTCAAAGCTATAAAGGAAACCATTGATGACAAAAACACTCCTATGAAAGCAGACAGAATGTTATCAGGATTGAAAGCTGCTACTAAAAAAGCGTTTCCAAAAAAGAAAATGGGTGGAGGCATGATGAAAAAACCTATGGGTTATACCAAAGGTGGTGGTGCTGACACTGGTAAGATCGGAGAAATGAAAAGTAAACTTGGTGTTCTAAGTAACAAAGTAAAAAGAACAAATGAAAGATTAAAAAGAATTGGTAGAAGACCAAAACTTCAAGCACCTGAAAGAGGCCCTATGACACCACTTGCTAAAAAAATGGGTGGCGGAATGATGATGAAGCCTATGGGCTATAAGTCAGGAACATCTGTAAAAGTAAAATGCAAACTAGGTAGAAACAAACCTACTAAGATGTACTAGGAGGGGTAATGTCCCTACGAAATCTGTTTGGACTCGGTCGAAGGCTAGTTCGAAAGAAAACCGAATCAGTGACACCGGATCCAATAGAGACAACAACTATTGGTGGATTACCCGATCTTTCTAAATTAAAACCAACACCAACAAAGTTACCAACAGTGGCAGAGCAAACTAAAGCTTTAGTATCTAAGGATCCACAGATACAAGCTCCGTTTCTTGTACGTCCTATGGACAATTTAAGAAACACTATAATTGGACCAAGAAATAACCCAGGTCAAAGTAATATATTTGGATCAGCTACATATGATCGTATTGCTATGAAAGGTGATGGATCCTTCACTGCAGACGAATGGGCTGATTGGTTAACTGACAGAGGAAAAAGAAGATTTAAATTATTTGGTAAAGATTTTGAAGATGGTTTTATTACAGGTAGAAAATTTAAATACGATACAGGTAAAGCAAAAGGAACTCCTCATTTGATGAATAAAGAAATGACTGTACCCATAGAGGAACTTTTTGATGCTAATATTGCCCAGTTTGATAGAGCGGGAGAACTTACTGGAGGAATATTATTTGCTGCAAAACAAGCAGGAGTAAAAATGCCAGGACGTTTACTTGCAGACATGGTTAAGGATAATCCTGTAAATAGAATTAAAGTTAGAGAATTAGGTGTGCCTCAAGATATAGTTAACAAGGCAGAAAATTCATTAAGAACATCTATATCAAAAGTAGCTGATATGGAAAGATCTCTTGAAAGAGTAGTAAATGTTAACCCAGCAATGACTAGAACAGAGAAGTTAGCTGAATTAAGAGCATCAGGTTTAGAGGTTGGTGCGATGAAAAACAATCTTAAAGAATTAAGAAATGAAATGAGAGCTTTAAATGCAGCAATAAGAGATGGAAATAGAGATGCTGTTTCAGATGCTAATTCAAGAATTGCTGCTTTGTTTAAAGAAATAAAAACTGGAATGCCAAACGATAAAAAACTTGCGATCAATAAGATGCAAGGTGAAATTGATGACATGGTTGCACAAATTAAAAATGTCGATCCTCCTAAATATATTAGTCAAGAAGGATATACATATCCTGGAGGACAAAACTATAGAGAGGCTGTTTTTGTTTTAGATGAATCAATACCAAGAAACATAAAAGGTGGTAGGAGAGAAAACCCTCACTATAGAGGCAAAGAGTATGATAACCCACTTGCCCATTTACGTTGGGACACACGTACAACATCGGATGGTAAAAAAGCTTTTTTAATACATGAAATACAATCTGACACTAACCAAGGTATAAGTAAATTTTTGAGAGATCGTAAGGCAGATCCTTTTAATACATCACTTAGACAAAACCCTTATCAGAACGAAAAAATTTTAGAGTTTTTATTTAAGGCTAGAAAAAATTTAAGTGATGAAATTTTAAGTGGTAAATTGAGTGCAACAAGAATGGAACTTAACGCGAAAAAATTGAAAGACATCGATGAAGTTATAAAGAATACGATGAAATCTCCAGACGCACGATACGGCACATATGGAAAAGTGGAAAGTGATTATGGTGGTTCAATTACCGGTGTTGATTATTTTCCTTTACTTGACAGATCTTCACAAGCAAAAGTTGCTTTAAGTTACTTAAGTAATCTAGCAGCTAAAGAAGGTGTAGATTATATTGCAATCGCCCCTACTAATTTACTTAAAAGAGGAATCGATGAGAAAAAGGTAAAAGCTTATCAAGAAGCTTATGGATATTTCAGAGGTAACAAAACACCTGGTTCTAAATCTCCTGCTGTGATTCCTTCCCTTATGAAAAAAATGGCTAAAGACTTTGATACACAAGCAGGTCCCATAAAAGTTTCAAGATCAGATCCGACAAAACCATATAAAAGAATTTCGAAAGAAAAAATGGATATTTACGATGGAAATGAATACGAGGTAATAAAACACACGGATAGTGCTAGTAGAAAAGCTAGAGGATATGAATTAATACCTGATAACGACCTTAGATTGTACACAGACGTTTTTTCTGTTAAAGTATCACCTAACATGGTAAACCCACAAAAAATCTACAAAAAAGAAGGTGGGTTTATAAGTAAATATAATTAAGGATTAGAATGGCTGTAGAAAAACAAGAACCCCAAACAGAAGATATTTTAGAAGAAACAGAAGTAGAAACATTGCCTAGTGATGAAGTTGATGTAACTGTCGAAGGTGAAGAAATGCCAGAGGCAAGCCCTGAAGATGATTTCAACGCTAATTTAGCAGAGGCCATGGATGAGAGAACTCTCAAAGACATGGCTATGGAACTTATTCAAGAATACAAAAAAGATAAGACTTCTAGAAAAGAATGGGAAGATGCTTACATTAAAGGATTAGATTTATTAGGCACCAAGTATCAGGAAGTTACAAAACCATTTAAAGGAGCTTCCGGTGTCACGCATCCATTGTTAGCTGAGTCTGTTACACAATTCCAAGCACAAGCATACAAAGAGCTAGTACCATCTGATGGTCCTGTGCGGACACAAGTTGTAGGCTTAGTAACACCGGCCACCGAACAACAAGCAGACAGAGTAAAAGATTATATGAATTACCTGCTGATGGAGGAGATGGAAGACTATACAACTGATATGGATCAGATGTTATTTTATTTACCACTATCAGGATCTACATTTAAAAAAATATATTTCGATGCAATGCTAGATAGACCTGTATCTAAATTTATACCAGCAGAAGATTTGGTTGTTCCATACTACGCATCAGATTTAAAAGATTGTGAAAGAATTACTCACGTAATTAAGATGACTCAAAACGAAGTCACTAAAAAAATGGCAGCAGGTTTCTATAGAGACATAGAATTGATTGAGTCTAATACAGAACCTGATGATGTTCAGAAAAAATTAAATCAGTTAGAAGGTATTAAAAGAACGGG